CATGTACGCCACGGTCAAAGCGGCTGCAATCTACATGGCGTTCCAGACTGGCGGACACTGGTCTGAGGTGATGACCCGTGTATGGGATGCCGACGACTTCGCCATGCTCAACATGTGCCTGACATTCTGGTTCGTTGGAAGAAGCATTGAGAAGTACCAGAAGTGACCACGGAAGCCATCCGTATCGCACGGGAGACGTTGTGCAAGCCCTTTGAGGGTTACGCCAAGCGCCTGCCGAACGGTGACTGCAAAGCCTATCCCGATCCGGGCACGGGTGGGCATCCTTGGACGATTGGGTGGGGGAGCACCGGCCCCGAGGTGACGCCGGATACGGTCTGGACACTACAACAGGCCGAAGCCTCCCTGGACAGCCACCTGTTGCACTTCTGCGTTGGCGTCATCAAACTATCGCCAATACTGCTTAAACAACCTGCTCGACGCCTTGCCGCAATCATCAGTTTCGCGTATAACTGCGGGCTAGGAAATTACCGCATCTCCACGTTGAAGAAGCGTGTAGACGCTCAGGATTGGGCGGGTGCGTGCGAGGAAATCGTCAAGTGGAACAAGGCCGCAGGGCGCGTACTGAGGGGGTTAACCCTTAGACGCGAAGCCGAAGCGGTACTCCTGAGATAACCATGCCGCTCAAGAAACTCACACTGCGCCCAGGGGTGAACAAAGAGAACACCCGATATACCAACGAGAACGGTTGGTATGAGTGCGACAAGGTGCGCTTCCGCCAAGGCACTCCTGAAAAGATCGGTGGGTGGGCTCCGCTATCCGCGTCCACGTTCCAAGGCATTTGCCGCTCCCTATCCAACTGGATCACGCTTGCCAATATCAACCTGCTTGGCGTTGGCACCAATCTCAAGTTCTACGTCGAGCAAGGCGGGATTTACAACGACATCACGCCGTTGCGTACAACGGTCACCATCAACAACAACCCGTTTGCGTTGACTGCTTCAACCACGGTGACGGTGACTGACACGGCGCATGGCTGCACGACGGGTGACTTTGTAACCTTCAGCGGAGCGGTCGCTATCGGCGGCGTAGGCACCAACGTCACGGCGTCGGTTCTGAATCGTGAATTCCAAGTCACGGTGGTAGACGCCAACACCTACACCATACAGATTTCTGTGGTGCCTAACGCCACAGCGATTGCGGGCTCTCCTGGTGGTGGCGCTGCGGTGGTGGCCGCGTATCAAATACCAATCGGCCCTGCCGTGGCAATCCCGCTGTCGGGTTGGGGTGCAGGTGCTTGGGGTTCAGGCTCTTGGGGTTTGACATCCACGTCAGGTTCGGCGTTGCGCCTATGGAGTCAGAGCAACTTTGGTGAAGACCTGATCTTCGGCCCCCGTGGCGGGAACTTGTACTACTGGGATGCTTCTGCGGGCGTGAGTACCCGTGCCGTTGCGCTTTCTAGTCTGGCGGGCGCTAACGGTGTGCCCACTGTGCAGAACTTCATTGCGGTGTCTGACATCAGCCGCTTTGTGTTTGCCTTTGCTTGCAACGAGATCGGGTCGTCAGTTCAAGACCCCCTGCTGATCCGGTGGTCGGATCAGGAAAGCGCAACGGACTGGACCCCGGCAGCGACAAATCAGGCAGGCAGTTTGCGCTTGTCGTTCGGCTCAGAGATCGTTGCGGCCATCCAGACCCGTCAGGAAATCGTGGTGTTCACGGACTCGGCCTTGTACTCATTGCAGTACCTTGGGGCGCCGGAGGTCTGGGGCGCTCAACTGCTTGGCGACAACATCTCAATTGAGAGTCAGAACGCCGTGGCAATCGGCTCAGGCGTGGTGTATTGGATGGGCGTAGACAAGTTCTACAAATATGATGGCCGCGTCAACACCCTCAAGTGCGATTTGCGGCGGCATGTCTTCGGAGACATCAACCAAGATCAGGGCTCGCAGATTTTTGCCGGGACCAGTGAAGGCTTCAACGAGGTCTGGTGGTTCTACTGCTCGGCGGGGTCTACGACGATCAATCGGTATGTTGTCTACAACTACCTAGAAGAAATCTGGTACTACGGCACGATGGAGCGCACGGCTTGGCTTGACTCCGGCCTGCTCGACTTCCCGATTGCGGCGACCTACCACAACAACATCGTGCTGCATGAGAACGGTGTAGATGACAACGTGACTGGCACGCCGGTGGCGATCAATGCCTACATCGAGTCCGCTGAATTCGACATCGAAGACGGACAGAACTTTGGTTTTATCTGGCGCATGCTGCCCGACGTGACCTTCACTGGCTCGACCACATCTAACCCGTCGCTCAACATGACGTTGATACCGATGAAGGGATCAGGCTCTGGGTTCAACACCCCGCAGTCCTTGGGTGGGTCAAGCAGTGCAGCGGTCACGCGCACGGCCACTGTGCCAATTGAGCAGTTCACCAACATCGTTTACATCCGAGTGCGCGGGCGGCAGTTGATCATGAAAGCCGAGTCCACTGGTCTTGGCGTGACGTGGCAGTTGGGCTCGCCTCGAATCGATGTGCGTCCTGACGGCAGGCGCTGATTATGAGTTTCATCATTGAAGATGCAGTCGTCCCCGCGCCGCCAAACTTGCCGCTGGCTCCGGGGGGCTATGACTCTCGGTATCAAGAGGCGTTTAACAACGTCCTGCGTCTGTACTTCAACCGACTTGACGCACTGCTGAGGAACATCGTGACGACTCCATCACCCATCCCAATCTCTATTGGCGGCACCAATACGGATGCCTTTGGGCGGCTGCGGGTCAGTCAGCCCTACACGCTCTTCGACTCTCAGCAACGCTACGCTGCGGACAATCAGTTTGATACGAGCACGGTCAACGGCGCATCCACCACGTTCCTGACCAACGAGTCTACGGTGCGGATGTCGGTGGCAGCGACCACCAACTCCGAAGCAGTGCGGCAGACGTTCCGCTCTATGTCCTACCAACCGGGCAAGGGGCTGTTGGTGCTTGCCACCTTCGCCATGAACACGCCCACGGCCAACATCCGGCAGCGCGTGGGGTACTTCAACACCCAGAACGGTGTGTTCTTTGAGGCCAACGGCACCACGCTGTCGATGGTCATGCGCTCTGATTCTCTGCCCACGCCGGGAACGCCAAGCGACATCCGCTCAATTCCTCAGTCCGCTTGGAACGGCGACAAGTTGGACGGCACCGGGGCATCCGGCATCACGCTCGACCCGAGCAAGACTCAGATTTTCTGGTGTGACTTTGAGTGGTTGGGTGTGGGCTCGGTGCGTACCGGGTTCGTGATCAATGGCCAGTACATCGTCTGCCACACGTTTACCAACGCCAACGAGATTGGCTCGGTCTACATGACCACGGCCATCCTGCCGGTTCGGTACGAGATCAAGAATCTGTCCAACGCCGTCACCGCGAGCATGAAGCAGATTTGCTCGACGGTCCTCTCTGAGGGCGGCTACGAGCAGTATTCCCCGAGCCATTTGGCGCGGCGCACGACCAAACTCAGCAACATCCAACTGACGTTCAAGCCGGTTGTGTCGATCCGTTTGGCATCCACGGCGCTTGGTGCGGTGGTGCTTCCTGGCCGGATGCAACTGTTGCCTATTGCAAGTCAGAACTACGAAGTGGGTCTGTTCTTTAACGCGACACTAACGGGCGCTTCTTGGTCTGCCGTTGCGTCGGATGCCAACGCAGAGATGGATACCTCTGCCACCGCCATGACGGGCGGCACTCTGGTGCAGACAGACTATGTGTCCTCAAGCGGCTCGGGCGGCACGCAGCCTCTGGTCGATCCGGCAGGTTACAACTGGGCCTTGCAGTTGGGCGTGTCCCTGGCCGGGGCCAGTGATGTCTTGACGCTTGCCATCCGCACGGTGGACTCTGCAACTCCGCAAGGCGAGTGCTACGGCACCATCGCCTTCTGGGACTTGACTCAATAAGATCATGGCGCGACTGTTTAATGAGCAGGAGTTTGAAGATTCGTTCAATGAGAACGATCTGTTGGGCATCATCAATGAGGGAGTCACCCCAACGCCTGTACCTGCTCCAGCCCCTGCCCCGTTTAACTTCAAAGATTACATCTATCAGGGCGGGGCAAATGACACTGTCGCCACCCAGCGGGGACTTGACTACATCCGCGAGCAAGGGCTTACTCCGCAGCAAGGTGTTGACCTGTTTAACACCAATCTCGGCACCAACTTCACGTTGGACGATTACTACCGCGCCACGGGTACACAGCCTCCCGTCGCTGCTCCTGCGTCAATTGTTTCGCCCGCCGCTGCGCCCGTTGCGCCGACCCCGGCTCCTGAGCCTGTTGTTACTCCTCCTGCCACGGTCTACGACCAACTCCAGACAGCGGGTCTGACAGAAGGGCCAGCAGGACCGCTTGTCCCTACGCCTGCGACCACAACAACACCTGCTCCAGCGCCTACCGCAGCGGCGGCAAGAACAATCGATACAAGCAACCCCGCAAATCTAATTACCAATATTCTTGGGGCAGACCCCAGTGCAGCACAGCGTCTGGTTGCATCCCGCACACAAGCGTTTGATCTCGGAGAAGGCAGCACGTTTAGCGACCCGGGCGAGCAATTTGGTGGGTTTACGGTTCGCGCGACGCCAAACACTTATGACGCATCTGGCGTTGCGACTGGAACAGGGTTTACTGCTTCAAGATCTCAGACCGGTCCAGATGGCAAACCTATTGAGACCACATTAAATTACGACGTAAACGGAAATCTTCAAAACTCAGTAGCGCGGATATTCACGGGCTCCGACAGCGGGTATGAAATTACTTATGACCCGTCCGGTAAAATTATTGGGCAGTCTCAGTTTGATTACTCTGAGTCTTGGAAAAATGTTGCGCTTCCCATAGCCAACATGGCATTGATGGCGCTGACTGGCCCCGGGAGCAATCTGGCGTCTAGTTTGACCGGCGCTCTTGCCCCCACACTCGGGAAAGGCATTGCGTCTCAAATCGCAGCCAATGCCATCATTGGTGCTGGGCGCGGCGCGGTGCTGGGTGGATTGTCAGGGCAAGATGTTGGGTCTGCGGCCCTCAGAGGTGGTATTGCTTCTGGCGCAGGGACGGCCTTGGGCGCTCTGGGCGAAACCGCTGGCGCGGGGGCTAGCAAATTGATTGGCCCCTACTTGCCCGAGGGCGGTGTCGGAGACTTCCTCCAATCTCTTTCTGGGAACGTAGCGCAAGGGATCGTCCGGGACGTTGGTGGTTCTTTGATCGGTTCTGCGCTGACCGGGCGCGATTTTGACCTCAGCAATGCACTCACAAGCGGGGCGCTTTCCGGCCTGACTCGGACCGTGTTTGAAGAGGCCAAGGGCAATCCCATGATCAAAGCCCTGCCGCGTGAACTCCAAAGCACGGCGCTTGCTGCGTTGTCTGCTCAACTGCGTGGACGAGATCCCGGACCTGCGGCGCTCAATGCGTTGATTGGCTCAATTGCACGTGGGGTTGGGCGACAGGCCAAAACTACTACGACCGGAGGCGGAGGCGAAGGAGATTTTGGTACTCAGGGTTTCTGGGAAGGCTGGGACAGTTCAGGCGGCGGTTTAGACGAGGGTATATCTACGACCGATACTGATCGAGTATCTGTAACCGGCACCCGAATGCCTTGGGAAGACGACACGACTGATATTGTTGGTCTGTTCACTACCACTCAGGCGGCGACTACAACGCTGCCAGCGGGCCAAACTGTTCCCGTCATTGGCACCAAAGACAGTAAGTCAACCGGCGATACGTTCCTTGATGATTTAATCAAGGAGTCAGTAACCTTAACCGATAAAACAACGCAGAGTGTCACGGTCACAGGCAAGCCCATAACAACCACCGAGGCTCCTCCTGAAGGCACCACAACCACCACGACAACTCAAAAGGTCACGGTTACGGGCGAACCCATCACGACGACTGAAGCACCCGAAGAGACCACAACCACAACCACAACCACAACCACAACCACAACCACAACGCTCAAACCGGGCGAGACAACAACCACGAGCACAACACAGCGGGTAGAAGTCGAAGGCACGAGGATTACTACCCTCCCGCCTGATATAGATTCGACTACGACCCGTGCGCCGACAACAACGGCTGCGCCTACGACGACTGCTCGCCCGACGACTACAGCAGCGCCCACGACCACAACAACGACCACAACAACGACTACGACCACGGCGCGTCCGATGGTGAGTGCGGGCGCGGTCCAACAGCCCATGAGCCAGATTCAGGATCTGGGCACGTTCAAGTCTGTGTTCTACGAGAAGATGCAGCGGGAAGAGCAACAGAAGGAACTTGCTCGTCAGTTGCAAGAGCAGGAAAATGCCGATCCATACGAGCGGCTGATGGCACTCGCCGAAAAGAATCCCAACATGGCGGTTGATGAACTGATGCGAATTATTGAAGGAGCCTGAAATGAGTAGCCCAGACTACGGATTCGGCGGGTTTGATCTTGGCGGGTATTCAGATCTTTATGATGTTGACTACCTGAATGAACTCGACAAATACGGTGTTGACATCCCCTACGGTTCTCTCAATCAGAACGTAGACCCGACCAAGACTGTCGTAAATTCGGATAAGAGCACCTACTTTTACGACAAAAATGGCAACTTCCTTGGCGGAGTTGGGTCTGGTGGGCAGGTCATCACCGATGGGTTTCTGAATCAAGCCGGTGCCGCGCTTAAGAATCTGTTTGGTGGCACGGGGGATCTCGGGAAACTGGGACAACTGGGCGCGTTCGGTGGGCTGGCTGCTCTTGCGCGCAAATCGTCGTTCTTCAATCCGCCTCCACCCAAGGTTGGTTTCCAAGGCACGATCCCGCAGTACACCTACGAGCGCCAACAAACTCCGCTGGCTCAACAGCGCCCTGCGGGGTATCGCCCTGGCCAAGGCGGCATCACATATTTCGCGCCCAGTACGTTTACCCGTATGGCCCCTCCTGCTACTCCAACACAAGACCAAACAGTCCCAAAGGAGCCAACGCAGGAAGTCTCAGCAGCCGCAGGAGGTGTGATGCCCGGCGGTATCGCCATGCTCGCCAAAGGCAGGTATTTGAAGGGCAACGGTGACGGCGTGTCTGACTCCATCCCCGCCCGTTTCGCGGGCTCGGGTCAAGAGGCGCGTCTTGCCGATGGTGAGTTTGTGGTTCCTGCCCGTGTCGTGTCTGAACTGGGTAATGGTTCATCCGATGCTGGGGCTCGTAAACTCTATGCGATGCTTGATCGTGTGGAGGCACGCGCCAAAAAAGCCAAGCGCGGCAAGCCGTCCGGCGCTGATCGTGAACTCAAGCGCCTCGCATAAGGATTAAATATGTCTAACGGACTGACCACCACTGGGGTTACAAACCCGTTCACAACTGCTGCGTCTGGGTTTTCTTCTCCTACTATGGGGAAGATCGCCGGGCAAGAACAGACCATCGCGAGTTACGCCGCTCCGTACGTCACGGAGATGCTCGGCAAAACCCAGGCGCTGACCAATCAGCCTTATCAAACTTATCAGGGTCCGCTGACCGCAGGTGCTTCACCGCTTCAGCAACAGGCGTTTCAAGGCGTAGGTTCCCTCGCACCGTCTCAGGGTCTTGGTACGGCGCAGGGTATTGCCGGTGGTGTTGCGACTGCCGCAGGTGGTCTTGGGTATGGCCCTTCGCAGTTCCAGAATCAGTTTGCTGCCCCCGGTGCTTATGACGCTGGCAAGTTTGAAGGCGGCATCTTCGGGACTCAGCAAGCGCAGCAGTACATGAACCCGTACTTGCAGCAGGCGCTCAACCCGGCGCTTGACGAGGCCCGGCGTCAGGCTGAGATGTCTCGCGTTCAGCAAGCAGGCAGGCTCACTAGGGCTGGTGCGTTTGGTGGTGGCCGTCAAGCCATCATGGAGTCGGAGTTAAACCGTAACATGATGCAGGCCCAGAACAAGATGCTGGGCGAGGGGTACGCGACCGCCTATGACAAGGCGATGGCGCAGTACAACCAAGACATGGCTCGTGCGATGCAAGCCCAGCAGATGGGTGAGCAGTCTCGCCAGTTTGGGGCCGGTCAAGGCATGCAGGCCGCGCAGTTGGCCGCGCAGTACGGCACGGAAGCCCAGCGTCAGGCTGAACAGTCTCGTCAGTACGGCGCTCAGTATGGGCTCCAGGGTCTAGCGCAACAACTCCAGGCGGCTCAGGCGCTCGGCTCACTCGGTACGGCGTACGGTGCGGAACAACGTGCCAACCTCGCCCAACAGATTGCCGCAGGCGCACAGCAGAGGGACATTGAGCAGCAAGGCATCGCAGCGGATCTGGCTGAGTTTGAGAAGCAACGTCAGTTCCCGTACCAGCAGTTGCAGTTCCAGCAGGCCATGATGCAGAACCTGCCGATCTCTGCGGCCAACTACACGTATATGGAAGACAGTCCGTTTGCTCAGACACTTAAGGGCGCGGGTGGTTTGATGGGTCTTTACGAGCGCCTGTTCGGGGGCTAAAACATGCAACAAACAGCAATCAATCCTGCCCTGGCGGCTGCAATGACGCTTGAAAGCGCCGCGCAAATGGGGGAGTTTCGTCCTACCACGCCAGACGGACAGCCTACGGTCGCCGCGCAGTTGATGCAAAGAGCGATGCCTCCTTCCGTGCCGCAGGTTGCACAGCAGGCTGGCATTGCAGGACAGATTCAAGCCATGCGCATGAAGCAAGCGCAAGAGGCTTTGATGAATCAAGCGATGGCACAACGCCCTCAAGGCGGTGTCGAGGCGCTCAACCCGCAAGTGGGCAACTTCGCCGAGGGCGGGATTGTGGGGTACTCGGGGAAAGATGAATCGGATGTAAAAGATAAATCATTCATAGAACGATTCCCGGAAGGTTCAGGTATCCGCAAAATATCGGAATGGATCGCTAAGGGTCGTCCGTCTTTAGATCGACCGCTTTTGGACATGAGTGGTCCGTCTTTAGATACGGGTTATCGAAGAGGGCAAAAACCTGAATTGAGTTACGAGGATCAAGAACGAATTCTAGAAACACTCAGGGAAACCGGGCCTATGATGGACATACCTGAAGTTGCTGTTCCCGCTTCCGCGCCTCCAGCGCGGCCGTCTGGCCAAGGTGTGCCTATTCCTCGTGTGGGGGTCGGCTCTTTGCCTGCTGCCGCTGAAATGGGACCGCCTGTTCCCACCGGGTCCGAACGGCAATTTGAACAAGTCCTTGCTGCATACGAACGCTCTCGTCCTCGGGAAGTGACGCCTGAGCAGGGCTATGAAGCCGCCATGCAGGCCAACGCTCAACAACGTCGATTCTTGCAGGCTATGGGCGTTGATCCTGACATGCTTGAGAAGCAAGCCAAGGAAGTTGAGCGCCGTGGCACCGAGCGTGGCAGTTACTACGAGTCGCAGGCTCAGGCTGCACGTGATAAAGCCAAGAGGGATTCACTCAAGAACTTCTTGCTTGGCGCTTCGGGACGCGGCTTCGGTGACGTGATGGCCAGTAGCGAGCGTGCGGCGAGCGGCGCAGATGCTGCTGCCGAAGCGCAAGCGCAACGCTTCATGGAACTCAAACTCCAGGCGCAGGACGCCGCTGTCAAGGAACGCATGCTGATCAACCGGTTGCAGTTTGAGACGGCCACGGGTCAGTTCGACAAGGCGATGAAGACCAAGCAGGAGATTGAGAACAACCGCCAGAAGTTTGAAACTGCTGGTGTCGAGTTGCGGCTTGCCCGCACCAAGGAACTTGGTGCAGAAGAGCGTCAGCGCCTTGATCGTGATATGGAGGCACGGAGGCTTGAGGCAACCCAGCGCGGGCAGGATCTCCAATATCTTGCGGCAGTACAACGTGTAACTAACCCCGGTGACAAACAACGTCTGTCTGAATTGAGGGCGCTTCAGACGTCCATCACCGATCAGATGAAGAACTACAGTCTGCCGAAGGAACGCAGGGCTGAACTGGACGCACAACTCAAAGCCGTAAATGCCCAGATTGCGTCGATGGCCGGACTTCCTACTACTGGTGGTGCTACTGGCGCAACCAACGTAGACTTGAGTCAATGGGGTGAAGTCAAAACGCCACGGTAATCAAAATGCCTGTTTACGAGATCAAAGCGCCTGACGGCAAGACCTACAGTATTGAGGGACCGGCGGGCGCGACGCGCGAACAGGTCATATCCGCGATCCTCGCAAAAAAGCCAGAGGCGGGTATTGCTCCAACTCCCGAGGGCGGGTTCGTTCCTGCTTTTAAGGCTGGGGTCGAGTCTCTCAAAGGCGAGGCTGCGCTCACCGCAGGCAAACTTGGCCTGATGGGTCTGTCGGAGGCCGAGAAGTACCGCGCCGAGCGCGAGGAAGAAGCCAAGCGCATCTTCAAGCCCACCGAAAAAGGATGGACTGAGGCACCGGGTACCAAGATCAAAGAACTCTTGGGCGGCTCACTGCCATACATGGGCGCTCCGATTGCTGCTGGTCTGGGCGCGTTGGCGCTTCCTGTGGCGCTACCCAAAGCCGCTATCGGTGCGGGTCTGGCAGGTCTTGCTTCTGCCACGCAATTCACAGGCTCGAACCTCGCACGGCAACTGGAAGAAGCGCAGAAGCGCGGCGAGATTGGCGGTCTGGGGGCAACTGATCTTGGCACAGCCGCAGCCGCTGCGGTGCCGCAGGCGGCACTCGATGTGTTTGCCTTGAAGGGTATCCCGCTTGTTCGTAACCTGTTCAAGTCTGTTGGTAAAGAATTAACTGAGGCCGAAGCCAAAGCCATCGTCGAGCAGGGTATCCGCAAGACCGCTGCCGATTACGCAGTGACCACCGGCAAGGTCGCTGGGCGCGAAGGCACCACCGAGGCTGGTCAGCAATTCTTTGAACGTCTGCAAGCCGGATTGAACATCGCGGACAAGGACGCACGCGAAGAATATCTGGAAAGTTTTGTTGGTGGCGCAGTCCTTGGCGGCGTGGTTTCTCCTGCGGGCCGGTTTGTTGAGCGCATCGGTGAGCGCGGTCGAGCCGAAGACGTGCTTCTTGTTGAAGACATCAAGCGTGAAGCCGCTCGGGCGCAAGAGGAGTCTGCCAAGAAGGCCAAAGAAGAAGAACTCAAGAAGCAGCGTCTGTCGAAGATCTCCGACGAGAAACTCAAGGAGATGCAGGACAAAGTCGCTGAGCGCGAAACCAAGATCGCTGAGATGGAGGCCCGTGCGGAAAGAGGTGAACTCACAGGACCAGAGAAGGGCCAACTTGGTAGCCTGAGAAAAAATGTAGCCATCCAGAAAGAAAAGATCGATGCCGCGCTTGCCGCGAGAACTCCTGAAGGAGCGCCAGATGTTGGACAAACTGTCACCGAACCAAGTGGAGAAGGCTTTGAGATACTTGAAAAGCCCCCTGCCGTTGGAGGTGCCGAAGGAGTTGCAGGAACTCAGCCAAGTGGAGTGGTACCTACTGGCACGGATGCTGGACCGGCTGTTGGAGGAGAAGGCGCAGCACCCAGTGCAGTAGTTGGGGCCACCGCTCCCGCCCCCGCTCCCGCTCCCGCCCCCGCTCCCGCTCCCGCTCCCGCTGCTGACCTTCAGTACAACCCCAATAAATCAGAAGGGTTACTGGACGTCAATATCGGCGGCAACCGTTTGCAGTTCAATCAAGAATCGGGTGGTTTTCGCGGCCTGAGTCAATTGGTCGTAAACCCTGGAGGCAATGCGTCTGCTTTCTACAGCGAGAGTGGCTTCAAAGCAGACCAGAGAAGCGGCAACTTTGGTTCCAAGTCGGTTGATACCGAACTTTCATTCCTGCCGCAGCCTGTTCGCGCCGCTGTCAAGAATTGGCTTGAATCTCCTACCCGTGACGAGCAAACAGCCCGAGGACAGGAAGTTGCCAGTCAGTTATCTGCGCTGTTAAACCGTCCTAAAGCAGCCGCTGCTCCTGCCGCCCCCGCTGTCACTGGGCCTACTGGCAACGCCGCCGCTGATCTCGCCGCGCTCAACGATCTGTTGGGTGGGGCCGATGGACTGCCTTCACGTGGCACTGCCGAGGCTACGCCGAAACAACTGGCTGATATAGCGAAACTCAACGCGTTTGGGAATGCGTACGGCATCCCACGTCTGCCCGGTGAGTTGAACCAAGCCTACGGTGAGCGGATCAAGCAGGTACTGGAACTCTCGCAGCCTACTCAAGAAGCAGGCAAGTTTAAGTTTCCGGGGGGTCCAAAGGGTATTGACGAAGAGCAGGCGCGGCTTTTATACGACGAGACCCGAGAAGAATTCAACAAGACCGCCGAGACAGACGCAAAACTGCCCACGTACCGTGAACTCACGGACTACGAGCGCCGTCTGTACTTCCAAGGCATTGCGCGAAACGACCAGACTGAGCATGACAAGGCTGCACGCATCCTGTCGGACTTCCTGCTTGAGAAGCGCGGGGAGACCCGCGCCGTAGGTGCAGCCGACCCAGAGGCGCAAAAGCAGGCCGCGTTTGAGGTCCAGTCTAAAAACATCTACAACCGTGAACGCGGTGCGGCGGGCTCGAAGACGAGCATCAATTACTCGTTTCCTGCGTGGAACGACCTGTCTGATGCGAGCCGTCAGGCGTTCATGGCGATCAACAAGAACAACTCTGCACAAGAGTTGGATCAGGCATTCCGTGCGTTAAAGAACCAAATCCGCAAAGAGAAGGCCGAGTTGCAGTCGCGTGAAGCGGCAACTGAAGCGGAAGCCAAAGCCAAGGCTGAACAGCGTGTTGCGATTGAGCAGGCTCTCAAGAAAGAAGCCAAAGGCAAGGGGGAGCCGCTGCCTCCCAACATCATCGAGGCGCTTCAGAAAGGTGATCTCGATACAGCCCTGCGCTATCTCAGCCTGAACGGTCAAGGTCTCAAGGGACGCAAGTACCGTGGCCCCCAGGGCTTTTTCCGAGTCCGTGATTCTGTTGCGCGAGAAGTCTTCCGCAATCTCGCAGGAAACCTCCTCACCATTCCTGGCTTCAAGGTCAACTTCGTCTACGACGAGAACCTTGGTCCTTTGGCGCTTGGCGAGTACGACGCCAACACCAACACAGTCTACGTCGGTCCTCGTGGGTTGGATGAAGCCACGCTGCTGCACGAGTTGGTACATGCGGCCACGGTCAAGATCATCCACCAATACTTCGTTGACAAATCCAAACTGACGCCGCGAGCGCGAGAGGCTGTTGAGCACATTCAACAGATCGCTGCGTACGCCAAAAAAGAACTTGGCGCGAAGTATCCCAACGCATTCGATAACCTGTACGAGTTCGTCTCCTATGCGATGACGGACATGGACTTCCAGTTCGCGCTCGCGCAGATTCAAGTTCCTAGGCTTGAAAAGTTCACCCGTAATGTAAGAGTTGAATTTCCTGAAGGAACCAAGGAAGCCCGCGAGACAAGCGTTGTTTATGGCGGTCTGGGCAATTCGATCTGGGACTACTTCACCGACACCCTTGCGTATCTCTACAAACTCTTTACTCCGACGAAGACTAAGCAAGCCATCCTGATGCCCGTTGATACGGGAAAACTCAAGACCGGTCTGACTGCTGAGTCTGTAAAAGCACTGCGTCAACGCGAGGAAGATCGCAAAAACCGCCTTGCTGCGCAGCGCCGTGCCAAGAAGCAGGCTGAAGAAGCCGGTGAAGAAGTTGTAGAGGAAGAGGTCGAGGAGGAGGGGGCGGTTCCTCAAGAAGTTGTTGATATCGCCGAGAGCCGTAAAAAAGAAAAAGAAGCGCGTCTCGAAGACGAAGCGGAAATTGAAATTTTTGGTGATAGTGATATCACGGAGAAAGACGAGCAAGACGCAGAAATTGCACCAGAGCCTGATGAACTGGTCATTCAGCGTGGGCTGACCAATCTGCGCCGTAGCATCCTGCGCGAGCCGGGCTACAGTGGCAATCTGCTGCTTGAGTTCTCCGCTGCGTTCAAGGACATCCTCGCCGCACCTGAAGGCGACATCAAGGAACTCGCTGGGAAAGAGCAAGACTTCGGCGCTACGCTCGCATCACGCGGCGCAGCCGCAACGGTCACTGCTCCTCCTGCTCCGCAGAAAACTCCCGAAGAAGCCAAGGCTGCGTACGAAAGCCAAGTCAAGATTGAGCCGGGCGGAGCGCAGCGTACCGTCAGGGCGTTGTTCACCAACAAGGGATACAACTGGCTCGTCGAGCGGTTCCAGAACGACCGCTACATCCTGCGCAAACTCACCAATCTGGCAGAGCGGTTCGGCATCCTGAACCGTCTTGGCGACAACATCAACGATGTCTATGGCCAGATCACGCGCTCCACGGGTATCGCTGTGGATTTGTTTGCCCGACGCGTACAGACACCGTCCGATGCAGTGCACAAGGCTGTGGAAGCCTACGCCAAGGCCGCGAACGTTGACATCAACAAGGCACTTGAACAACTGCATTTGGTCCTTGAAGCACGTCACGAGCCTGAGCGCCGCACGGTGAAGTTCCTGCGCGAAGTGAAGTTGGACCAGCAAAACGTCAAAGCAATCAAGTTTGACGGCAAGGAGTATTCCGCTGCCGGTTTCCGTGAAGAGATCTTCAAGCGGCTGATCAACCCACCCAAGAACCTGACGCCTGATCAGCAGAAGCAACGCGCCGAGAAGTATCGTGAGTATCTGAACCGCATCGTGTTCCAGACCGATGCGAACGGCAACATCGTCTACGGTGCGGATGGTCTCCCGCAGGTCAACTCTCGGTTCACTGAGAAGATCCTCGACAAGAAGAACTCCGCCAACAACACCAAGTTGGTGGCCGCGAATGAAAACATTCGCAATGATCGCTACAACGTGATCGCCAAGCGGTCTCCGAAAGACATCCAAGAGATCAAGCAACTGTTCGACAAGCCTGAACTCAAGGCGCAGATCGATGCCGTCTCCCAGGCTGTCAAGGACGTGCACGATGTCACGATTGATCTCAACCGCGAGGCCAACTACTGGTCGCAGCCGGTGCAGAACATCGTGAATTTCTACGGGTTCCAGAACTACGTACCGTTCAAAGGCAAGCCCGGCACTGCAAAAGCCAACATTGATGACGAGTACAACCTCGACAACAGGCGCATTGGTGGTGAGTTTCAGGAGGGTGAGAACGCTTTCGAGGGCCGTCTGTCGGAAGCCGACAACCCAATCTTGCAGACTCTGGCCGATGGTGCACGAGCCGCCATGCGCGCGGGCCGCAAGGAATTGACTCTAGCGATCAAGAATGCCGCCAAGGACAAGATCGTCAACGGCAAGGTGATTAAAACGATCAAGTTTGAGGAACGCTATCTCAACAAGGTTGATAAGAAGGCGCTTGGTGGTCCCAACAAAATCTTTCACTACAACCCTGATGGCACGATTGACATCATTCAGATCAACGACAAGCAGCAAAGTGAAGCCATCCGTCGCAGTTACAGGGTCTCGCAGCCCCTGCTCGACTACGCCAACACCGTTACGAGTTTCATTGGCCAGACGCACACACGGTTCAACCCGGCGTTCGCCCCGATGGACTTCGTGCGTAACTCGCTGACCAACGCTTTCAACCTCGGTGCAGAACTCGGCCCCCTCAAGGCAGGGCGTTTGCTAACCGCCATTTCTGCGGACGTGGCCAGTGGCGGAATGTTCCGTACAGGCAACTACATGCGTCTGTATGGCCAGGGCAATTTTGATGAAATCAAGCGTCTGGCCGGGGGCGATAAGCCGTACAACGACCTGACATCTAGAGAGAAATACTACCGTGATCAGATGGAGTACGTTGAGCAGGGGGGCAAGGTTTCGTACCTTCAAGGCATCGCTGCCAAGGGCGCGCTCGACGGGCTGATGAAAGAGATTGGTGAGTCGGGCATCATGACCAAGGGCCGTCAGGTCGCCAAGTTCTTTGATGCGTACAACGAATTGTTTGAAATGTCGAACCGTGTGTCCACGTATCGAATGCTCAAGCAGCAGTTCATCACGGATGGCATGAGCGAAGAAGACGCCAAGCGCAAAGCCACCGAGTACACAAAGAACCTCGCCAACTTTGAACAGGTCGGGCGCTACGGCAAGGAGATGGGCGCACTGTTCATGTTCTTCCGACCTGCGGCCACAGGTGCTGTTCGTGCGATTGAGGCACTGGCCCCCGCGTTTGGGTTTAACGAGCGTCTGTTCCGTGCGGAGGCCGCAGCCCGAGGACGTACGCCGGAGCAGATTGAGCGCGCTGTTGCTGATATGAAGCGCCAACAGACCAATGCTCGGTACATGGCTGCCGGTATGGTTGGGGTCGGTATCAGTGCGTACATGATTGCTCTGATGATGAGCGGTGATGACGAGCAAGGACGCAACCGTGTCTCCACAGACGATATGGCGCGGTGGACGCGCTACGCTCGGTTTCCGGTCCCCGGAACGGATAAGTTCTTTCAGATTCCGTGGGGCTTCGGCATGGGGGCATTCGCTGCGGCGGGGGCGCAACTTGCGTCTTTGACGTCTGGGCGCGTTGAGTTGAAGGACACGTTCTCTAACATCATCGATATTGGGTTCGACTCATACGTGCCGCTGCCTTTGTCGCGCATCAGCGCGGTGGACAATATGCCAGCCAAGGTGCTTGACTCGGTCACGCCGTCTGCACTGCGTCCGTTCTTTGAGTACGTGATGAACCTCGACGGCCTGGGCCGCGAGATCTACAACAACCGTCAGTCTCGCTATGGTGATGCATACACGGGTGGCGACAACATCCCTGAGATGTACAAAGCCGCGACGCGGTGGGCGTTCGACAGCAGCACGGGTGAGTTCGATGTCAGCCCCAACACGCTGTACTTCTTTGCCACCAACTTTGCGGACGGCTTCGCCAAGATCGCGTCGATGGGATACAACGCGTCGCTGTGGGCAACGGGTCAGAAGGACTTTGAAGCCAAGACAGACTTCCTGCCTATCGGAGCATTCGTCGGAACGCGCTCAAACGTCGATGCACGAGAATTCTCCAAAGCGGAGGACGAGATCAAGGGCTACCAACGCCAGATCAACAGTCTCAAGACAAGCCGTCCCGAACTACTCGATGCCTACATCCAGAAGAATCCAGAGCGGTATTACCTTGTGGAGTTCTACGAGCAGCAGGTCAACGGTGCGTTGCGAGATGTTCGCGCAGCCGCAAACCGGGTCCGCGCTAACCCAGAACTTACGCCACGCGACCGCAAGATTGAATTGGATGAACTGCGTGATGTCCAGAATTTGATGAAGCAACAATTGCTAGATACATTCAAGGACATCAAGCGGGGTATCGACTAATCTAATTGATGCGCCATGTACGGACGCCGAGGACACCGTCCTCGGCTACCGTAAACACTTTGACCCTGACACCGCTCTTCTTGGCGGCTGTGTCGATGGTGTACGTCATGTAGGCAGGTTTCATCGTCGGGATAAAGAAACTGTCCCCGATGCTCATGCCGGAGAAGGGGAACACCCACTCCGGCTCGTCGTACCCCATCTCAAGGCTTTGCTTCTTGCTCATCGAACAGGTGTGACATGTCCATCGTCAGTTCGTAGGCATTGACGTTGGTGGCTCCCAAGGCGTCTTTCCACCCAGTGGCCATCTGTTTGCGGACCTTGTCGATCAAGATCCCCTTCTGCTTGAGGCGATTTTCAAACTGCCGAACGTCCATGCGGATGTCCCGCAGGTACGCTTTCATCGCCGACGTTGAGATGAAGATTCGGCTGTTGTCCACCTCGGCTCGGATGTGAAGCGCGTTGCGCGGCTCCATCGTGACCTTGCCATCACGGACCACGAGGCAACTCTGGATGTTCTTGTTGATGAAGTCGCCCACCACATCCTCGCGCCCACTCTCATCGTCGCGCTTCTTCCCGGCGATCAGGTCGTCGAACTCTGCACCAACCACGCTGAAGATCCGGTCAAGGTCGAACTGCATCAGCCCAAGGGAGTTGGCAATCTCTCCCCCGACACGGGTGGTGGCGAACATGTTGGACAGGAACCGATACTCCGAGTTGTTCGTGTACCGCTGCGCGACCTTCAGGTACTCCAGATCTGTAAGTCTCTTGAGTTCCGGTACCCCAATGTTCTGGATAAGTTCTTTTACGTAAATCGGGCCAGCGTGTCCGTAGTTGTATTTCAATGGGTCGATCATCAGTTTGCCGCGTTCGGCTGTCAGTTCGTACCCTTTGACGCTAGGAATGCGTACCTCTGGCTCCAGTATGCGAACGCCCTGCGCCGAGACATTGGCACGGTACTCTTGCAACAGGCTCTTCATCGGCTTGTTGGTCGTGATGATGGCGATCAGTTTGGAGTAGAACGACGCCTCGCGCTCCTGGTTGGTGGAGGACATCAAGCGGATCTTCGGAGCGCCTGAACTGATGTTGTAGATCAGGTGAGACACAAGTTTGGGGTCAAGGTCGCCCTGCTCGTCCAGACCGTACGGCAGGTTCTTGCTCGTGATCATCCGTTGGATCAGACCGTTGCCCGTGGCGTCGTAGACCGATAGCGTGTCTGGCTTACCCCAGATGCTGAGTGCGCCGTAGAGTGCGCCCGTCTTCCCAGTGCCCGGCCCGTCGCTGTAGAGTGACAGCGTTACGCCGTTGACGTTGGTGACCTCCATCAAGGGCGACGCGAATCCACAGAGGATGGCGAACGCATGCAGTTCGTAGCCAGGGTCGTTGAACATCTGGATGCATCGCTTCCACGTCTCAAAGTCTCCCGCCGTACGGATGTTGCGCACCACGTTCTTGGACAGGGGCGATGTCGGGGAGTACCGGACCTCGGAGCGCGTGAACTCCTGTGTGCCAAGCACGAAACTTTCTTGATCCTCGGTCCAACCTTGTTGGACTCTCATCACATCTGCTCGTTGCGTTTCCACTAGATATGCCGTCCATTTCATGAGGTAACTTGCCAGACGGTTACCCTGCGTCGGTTCAAACACCACACCGTTGGAAGCCAGGATGGTCTTGAGTTTTTCTTGAGAGACAACGTCTTTCAGAGGCAGCAAGAACTCCCGCGACTGATCCATCGGCAGATGCAGATGCATCACAAGGCACTCGCCATCGTAGGAACTGTAGATGCGCTTGGTCGGATACAGGTCGTTGGGTGTGATCAACTCTGCGTCGTCTTGGATCAACTTGCCCTTCTTGTCACGCCGGGGCGGGGGCATGAAGTAGATGCCGCCGTTCACTCCTCGCTGGTATGGGTTGAGGAAGTCTGGGAAGACGAGAATCTTTTCGGTATTCGACGGCAACCGAACTGCGCCCGTTTCATTTTCGGGGGCTTGTCCGACTGGGTCAGGCTGTCTGGCAATCTTGATGATGCGCCCGAGTTCAATCGGGCCTGTGATGCGTCCGCGATGGGGGCAGTCGATACAACCGTCACCGTTCTCTCTGGAGAAGGCGTCGCATCCGTGTGCCCAGTTTGCTTCTCGCAGGGACTGAGCGGCTTTGCGCTCGGTTTCGTCATAGGAGTACTTCGGGTATTCCTCAGACATGAGGTGGATGGCTTCCTTGCCATCTCTGCATCGAGCGGCGACGGAGATCCCTGCGTACCACAGAGGCTCAGGACAAGACTCGGCGTTCTCAATGATGTGTCGAATTTGGGCACAACCGTTCCCTTCTAAACTGAGGTTTACGATCTTGGCGAAGTCATACTCAAAGTTGCCGTTGCGCTTCTCAAAGATGGCGCGTGTGTCGTCGTCCAGTCCTTTCTCAATGTCGCTGAGCGCAAACTTGGCGTCCAGCGGGATCTGTTCAAGCGCGGGGGCGAAGATGCTGAAGTCGTGCGTCTCAATCTCGTTGAGGATGAACGATTCAGTCGGGGGGTTGTATCGGTAGTTCTTCGTCCCAGGCACGCGCATCAGACGCGCAGAGTCTGCCGGTACGCCCTCGTCGATGATCATGTTGTGGTCCAAGCAGAGTTGCTTGAACCGTGCGGCCCACCTGTCCCACTCAGCCGCAGGGATCTCCTCGTTGAGAATCCAGTACGCATGGATCCCGCCGCCAGAGTCCACGGCGATTGGCAGTGGCCAACCGACTTCCCCACAGAAACGCTCAACGTCGTCAAGCGCCTTGGATTTAGACTCGTAGCGTTTCTCCCCGTGCATCACGTCGAGGTCGAGGAAGAAACTCTTTACGAACGTGCAGAACTCCTGCTTGCGCCGAAATCCTGAGTACGTGCCTGGGGTGAAGTAAACATTCTTTTTCTCCCCAATAAACCTCTCAGCAAGAGCGAGCGCGTCTCCGACATTGGACGCGAAGCGTGGAACGATGTTCCCCTCCGTGTCGATGGCAGCGACGCACACATTCCCCTGCGAAGGAAAAATCTTCTCGAAAAATTCTTTGTTCATTTCCGCAGAGACAAAAAAGCGGAGACACCTCCGCTGTTACGACTAGACCGATTCAGTCTGCTTTCTTTTGAGACACCTGCTTGATGGGCGCATCCGTCATCTCTTGCAGATACGCACGTGCAGCCTCAAGGGTGGAAACGGGGAGCCGCCCGTTTCTCAGATCCTCCTGAATGAGTTGAGTGAACACTGAGATCTTGTCTACCTTGGCCGGGCGAATGTTGCCCCCACGGAACCACAGATGGAGTGCCATGCGAGACACGCCGAAGACTTGCGCCACGTATGCCGCAGGGAGATTCGCCTCCACACAGACACGTGCAAGGCGAACCCCCAAGGGCGACGTAGAAGTGGCGCCAAGTACCGAGCGGATCAGTTCGTCCCGATACTTGCCTTTCTTCATTTCTTAGACCACTTCTTCACGATCTCGGAAACGTCTTCGGCTTTCTCTGCCGTGGGCATCTTCGTCTGGCGCACACTCGGCTCAGGCACAGACTCGGGTTGCTCAGGCTGTTCGGCGCTCGCCTCGGCCTTGTACACCGTCAACTTGATCGCGTTCTCAGCAGCGGGAGACTTGCTCTGGCGCGTGATGGCATCACGGATGTCACCAGGAACAGCAGCCATCGGAGAGAACAACAGACGGGGGACGGGGGAGTTGATGTCGAACTCCATCTTGGTCACAACGCGCCCTGCGGAGACGTTGTTGTTCGCAAGCATCTGGATGTACGGACGGAACGGCCAACGCCCATTCTCTTCCTTGCCAAAGGCCGAGGTCGCGGGAAGCACCAACTGATAGACATCTCCACCGGGGTCGCCGGGGAGCACCACAGCCGTGCGCCACGACAGGCGGCATGCCGTACCCTGTCCACCTTGACCGGAACCCTTGACCGAGTTGGGGCACTCAGCGCAAGACGATGCGGGAGGATTGGTCACATCAGCATCGGGGGTCTTGGAGTCGCTCGACCAGCAGGTCGGCGCAACCTTGATGCCCTTCTTGTACGACGATGCGTAGAAGGTACGCGATGCGTCATGGGCCATCTTCACGAAGATGATAGGCATCTCGTTCTGGGTGTTGACCGACTGCTCCTTCCCCGCAACGATCTTGCGGAAGACACGCCCCTCAATGGAGATGCGCTTGGTCGCATTGATGGAACCACCTGCGACTGCTTTGGTATCGTCGTCAAGACCGAGTTCGACGATGTCGGAGTTTTGAATGATTGTTGCGAGAGCGTTGCTCATGATTGACCTCAAACTGTAGTGGCACTGGTAGATGCTTTGCGGACGACGATGTCGTACTCACGAAGCGCGTTCACACCGGGAGGCAGGCCTTGGTCCTTCCTCTCGGACATGAATTCTTTGAAGTTGCGTTGGTGGATGCGGCGTTCCAACAGATCGATGGAGCCTTCCGTCTCGACGAACTTCTTGAAGTTGTCCCAATCGGTACAGAAGTACCGATCCTTGATTTGGCGTGTGACTGTCCCGTGGACGGTCTTCAAGCCGTTGGTGTTGGTTGCGTTGCAGATCTCAAGCAGCGCGGCTTCGATCTTCTCCATGTCGGCCTTGAGACCCTCATCGCGGAACTCGTAGTCGGTCTTGATCCTCTCGCGCTCGCGGCGCAGAGTCAAATAGGTTTCAACTAACATTTCTGCGTCATTCATTACTATCTCCTTCAACTTCATCAATGAACAGGTCCACCAACTTCTCGTGCATGTCCACCTTGTTCTGCAACATCGTGTACATGCGACGCTCCACCTCTGAACCCTGAAGGTGGATGACTGTCATCTTGTTCTGCTGACCGACTCGGTCGATTCGCGCAACGCACTGGAGGTACGTTTCCACAGACATCACGGGTGACCAGAACACAATCGTGTCTGCCGCAGTGAGCGTGACGCCGTGCGATGCGGCTTGCGGTTGGATCAACAGGACTTTGGGATCGGCTGTTGTCTGGAAGTTCTTGAAGATCGACGCTCGCGCATTAGCGGATACATCACCGCTGATCACCTCGGCGCTGACGCCGTTGTCGTCCAGATACTTCTTCACCAGACTCAGGGTGTGTCGGTACGGGATGAACACCAGAACCTTGTGCACCGTCTCGTCCAAGACTTCCTGAAGCACGGCCAAGCGCGGGGTGACATCGAACTCCACCACGTTGGAGTCGTCCGTGTAGACAGCACCGCCCGACAACTGAAGCAGTCGAGACAGCGCAGCAGCCGCGTTGACTGTGCTGATCGTCTCCCCTGCGGCCTGGATCTGCATCTCCTTGAGCAGTTCCTTGTAGTACTTGTTGGCCTGTGTGGACAGCGGCACGATGCGCGTCTGGTACATGACCTCGGGCAAGTCCAAGCACTGGGCCTTCTCGTAGCGGATCGCGGGTTGGAGCGCGTCGAACACCGTCAGGCGCGAGTCGGTCTTGGGGAGCCACTTGAACTTGCTCACCTGATACAGCACCTTGTCGCGCCATGCGGACATGTAGCGCGGCACGTTGTCCGGGTTGACCATCTTGGCTAGACCGAATGCATCCATCGGAGACTGCGCCGCAGGAGTGCCTGTCATCATCCACAGGTACGTGTCTTTCCTGACCAGACGCGCCAAGGTCTTCCACCGCACGGTGCTTGGGTTCTTGTACGCGTTGGCCTCGTCCACGATGATCA